TTGTCTTTAATACACCATCGTCAAAGTTGAATTGCTTAACAATGGTCTGTTTAATTCGGTCAAAAGCATAGGCATCGTCAAGCGTTAGCTTTGTACGTCTTACTGAAAACACCAAACGCAAAGGAATAGAAACCTCAACACGTTTACCCGCTTGGTAAATGTTCTCTAATACGCTTTGTGTCGGCCTATCGCGTAGTCTCCAATAGCTTACCCCATCGTAAGCATCATGGTCGATAACATTGTAATTTCCAACGCCTACATACTCAACTGGAGCAACCTTACCTTCGCTATCTGATTTCGATTCAGATAGACAATGCTGTTGCTCAAAGTAACTGAGTAACTCCAGCTTCAGATTCAAATATGTTATTATCGCTTTAAGCATTTCGTTCTAATGTTGCTTTTGGTACTACGGCCTCAGATACTCCGAGTATTGAATGTTGACAATTGTAGCCACCAGCCGTTACAAATATCGTTTCTTTATTTGTTCCCGCCATTGCGCCATCCCATGTTGGATTCTCTCCCCAGCTTTCAACTTCTTGTCGGCTGAAGAATTTACCGTTTCTTGCTTTACAAAATGGCCTTGTTGTTTTCATCAGGCCGCCCGTGTAAAGAAACCATTTGAAATTCAGTTGCTTGTTTATCTCATTTGTTACCGCCCTATCACTTAGTGCGAACGTATCTGACACTACTTGCCGCGTTGCACGCTCCAATCTTCCAACGGTTTCTGGGTCGCCCTCGATAAGCAATTTGAACACATCTACGACATCATTACGTGAAGCCCCCGATACAACGGCATTACTTAACGCCTGTCTCATCGGATTGGTCAGATATTGGTCAGTGCTATTCAGTAGATCAACGACCATCTCACGCTTCTTCTGAGCGATTATTTCAGAGGCTATTGCTGGTATCTCAAACCGCCCGAATGATTGCTCAAAGTATCGGTAAGTTATTGCTGCCTGTTCGTCCATCTCGTTCAACAGTTCACCGACAACTTCCTCAAATTCGCCTTCTGTCAATAGCTCTTTTATCTGCTCAATGATGGGTTCGATTCTAAGCAAGTTGGCGCGATTGATAACGACACTACCACCGCTATAATCAAGTTCATCCAGCAACTCCAAAACGTTAGCGAATTTTCGCTGTTGTATCTGAGTCATTCGTGCAGCGAACGCATCAGGTATTGATTCGAGTCTATTTACTTTCTCGTCAACTATCTTCTGTATGGCCTCTGAAAATGCCATTACCCTCCGATATTAAGTAGTCTATCCCTTGCGCTGGTTATTTCAGCTTTCGGGGCTTTCTCTTTTGCGATTGCTTCCAAAGCATCAACCTGTGCATCAATTTCTAAATCCAAGAAATTCGGGTTTGCGCCTATCAGTTCATTGATAAGTTGGAACGCGCTATCATGTAACACAACCTCCCAAGCATTGACCAATCCTTGTGCCTTGCGCTCTGTTACTTCAGCGTTGGTCAAAGTCAATAGCCTGTCAGCGTTCATAACGATTTCAGAAACCTTTGCAGTTTCCTTGTCTGAATAGAAACGATTGGCAATATATTGATAGATCAATGATGAAATGATGTGCGAAGGGGCATTTGATTCCCTTGCAATTCGTATGTCCTCCAAAATATCAGCATCCGTTCTATAATCGAATGTAGTTGGAGATTGCAACTCAGCACCTTCAAAATCAGGGTTGCTAGACCGAACTTTCCCGATAACGTCAAGAAGGAATTGGAACACGTCAAAAGTCTCATCACTGTCTGGTTGAACGAAAGCGTACATTGCTTTAACGTCAATCGCGGCCACCGTTGCGGTCATGTCCTCTTTTCCTTTTACATCTGCATTTGATGTGTGAATGTGAAGCATTGACTTTGAATCTTGCACGTATTGGTCAGCCATCTTGCGCGTGAACTCCAGAGTTTCCGTGTTTGGCGAAATGAATCCCATCGGTTGTGGGAATGATGTGTCGCCCTTGTCCGTTCCCTTCTCAGATTTGAGTAGGTAGGTTTTCATCGGGCTTGTTCTCACTTTCATTCCTGACCCATCGCACTTAGGGCAATTACTGAAAACCCCATCGTGCGCTATCTTTCCATCATGACAACTTACACCATGTGAATCTGTAAAATCGCACTCATCGCCTACCATCCAACGGAAAGGAAAGCAAACATTCGCCATGCTTGCATTAAGGTAATTCGAGTACAATAAAGACCAATCCAATAGGTCAACTGCATAGTAGAAGCGCGAAGTATAGTAAACCTCACCATCTTCAAGTAAAGACGGTACGCCCTTCATTTTGTGGCAAGGGAACATATTCAACGCATGGTTGAAAACAACCGTATAGCTGAATGTATTATCCTTGAAATCGCCTATTTGCTCAATCTTCCAAATGTTCGCGTCATCGTAGAAATAAAACACCCTACCAACTTTTAAAGGTCGGTTGCCATAGTTCACTGTGCTTTTTTCGTGGCTTTCAAATAGTGCATATTCATCCCACTTCCAAGCAACTACTTTTTCGCAAGAGTAATACTTTGGCTGTGGTTTAAATCGCTCGGTATCAACTGCAACCATTTCACCATCAACCTCACGCATTGTTGGTGGCTTGATTGTGAAAGTCATTACACCGTTCGCGTCCTTTTCCTTTAGCGGGTGAACAATGCGCTTAACATAGTTCTCTACGCTTCCAAATACATCAATGCCCTCATTCACATATTCCTTGTAATCTTCAGCCTCAGTTGAACCTTCAGGATACGTTATCTGCCAGTTGTTATCTGATAGACCGCGACCCGTAACACTAAGCATATCCATAAAAACAGGGTGCGTAGTGTTCTTATAATTTTCCTTGATGTACTCTGCCTCTTCATCGGTCTGATTCGGGGCGCGTTGCTTGAATAGGCTTTCAGGATACTTGTCCACCTCAGCGTGTGTCAATATCCTGTCGCGTTGCTTAACAGCGCGTTTATACCCTTCATAGTATTCGGGTATGCCCTTCCAAATACCCTTACCATCTTTGATAATGTAAAGGTCTTTAGATGCCGCGATTACTCCAGCAACTATTGCCGATATTTCTTCTTGTACTTTCATTTTTTACCGCCTCGTTTCTTCTGACAGGCTGAACATGCTTTACGTGCTTTCATGGCTTATGATTTTAAGATTTCCATTGCTTCAAAATTATACACTTCCAAGAACTTTTTGCGCTCGCCTTTTGTGAACCCGAACACGTTACCATATTTCTTTTCAATGCCTCTCAATTTACCAACGTTATCAATACGTTCAACGTACAGATTCGCGTTTATTCTTTCGGGTTCTGCATTGCTTGGAACTGCATCTGAATTACTTGGAATGTTGGTATTTGCAAACTCACTTTGCAGGTTGTTTGTCATTCGCAAGTTGACCCGTTCCGCATTGAATCCTTGTTGTTGTTTAAGCGCTTTATAAGAACTGTAATAGCTTGTTTTTGTAGGCTTGTCAGTCTTACCCTTATTCGTTCCTTTCTTTCTTAATTGCTTATCTGAAGCCCACAACTCCTTAGTGGTGTTATACGTGCCTATCTTCGATGCTGAAGCGTTCAATCCTACGTGGAATATTCGTCTTATACGCAAGGCGTGAACGGTCTGAGCCGCAAACTTCAAAGGAATATTATCCTTTGCCAAAGCTTGCGCCTTAGCTAGAATCTTATCAGAGAATTGTTGTGCCGTTAATTGAGCCATATCAATATGTTCTTTATACCGTCCTTTGTGAACGATGTAAGCAACTCCATTTCCTTAACCCTTATGGAAGTGTTACTATGCTCTTTGTCCTTGGCTTGCATGTGTAACATATTCCATCGTTAGGGGTAACCATATTCTGTACGACAGATTCAAGTTGATTCTTGTAATCTTCGTGGTATTTCATTAACCGTTCCTTTAATTCAGCGCGGTTGATTGATGTCTTTGTGTTGAACCTATCCGTGTTATAATAGGCATATTCCATGATAGCCTCAGCAGTTCGGTACATGATAGGCATTGCAAGCATATTACGATGTGCGCAAAGCCAGCTTTCGTTATCGCAAACAAGTGAAAAGTTAACGCTCAATCCAGCAGTATCCGTATGCCCGTCAATGTTTGCAAGGATAGGTGTTGTTCCTGTTGCGTATTTGATGTTCCTCCCTGTGATGAATCCGTTAAGGTTATACATGCCACCGTTGCAAGTTGTACAACCATCACCAATGAGTGATGTAAGGTAATTAGGAATACTTGTGCAATCGTAAACGAAAGCAATCCTACGCTGTCTCTTTTCAGCGTTGTATGTTTTATCTACGTAAGTCGTTACAACTTGTCCAGCTACTGAAGTAACGGCAATTGTATCAAGTGTTTGTCCTGTCATTGTATCAATTACAAGCACGTTTAATGCGCCTGTGTAATTCAAATAGGTGTCAATCGCAGATACGTAAATAGATAGGTAGCTTTGTGTATTACACACTTTCAACTCAATGCCTCTAAAGAAAGCCGCAGCCGCCTTTAATGTTTGAGTTTCTGCAATGAATCCAGCGCGTTTGTTTTCTAAGATAGTGCGAGGAATGAATGATGCCATGTACATATCGTTAACCTCTCGGACAACGTTACGTATCGCAAAATCTATTTTGTCCTCAATAAGTTCGGGCGCGTCCACATAATCAGCACCCACATATTTTTCAGCCTCCCGAATAGGAATAAGCTGGTCAAGCAATAGCCCACTTACCGAAGTACATCCACCTTTATAGCTTATGATATTATCGAAACAGGCCATTTGTTGAGTTTAAAAAAAAGGGGGTTAGGAATGAACCCAACCCCCTGATTCAATTGGTTTACGAGTTAACTACGTTGATTTCAGCGAAGCCTTTCACACCGTCCAAATGGTCGCCCGTTTGGTACATGTCTTCTGGCAATGCAACAAGCTTGGTAGTTGCAGTGATGGTTACATCAATAACCCCGCAATCGTGCTTGATAACGATGTCGTAAGGAATGCCCAACGCGCCAACTATCTGTCCATAAGACTGATTGTTGTCTTGCTGATTGAACAATCCTGACCAACGGTTGTAATAAAGCACTTGCAAAGCACCGTTAGCAACAGCCCAAGTTGTCGTTTGATTTCCTTGTGCAGAAGCAACGAAACGGTCACGGATTGAAGCCATACCATACTCTCGTTGAATAGCAGCAATATCAAGACCGTAATCAGTGCAGCATCCAAGTTGCATCAATCGTAGGTAGTTGTGAAGCGTGAAACCACCAACTAACGTAGCTGGGCCGAAGCTTGATGCCTCAAGAGCTGATTGAACTGCTTGCATAGTTGCAGCAAATGGTTCATCGGCAGAACCTGTACGAAGTGTTTTAACTTCAATTACGCTACCATTAACGGTCAAGAATGGAATACCATTAACATCAGTTGACCATCCACCCAATAGAGCGTTAGCCTGTGATGCGTTCTTTTCGTTAACAGCTACGTCCATTGCAGCTACCATCTTACCGATTTGGTCTTGAAACCAAAACTCATTGCTTTCGCAATTGGCCTTTAGTTTCTCAACATCGAATTGCTGCTCAAAGAAAAGGTTTTGAGTAGTGTCGATGGTGTACTCGGTTGAAGTGTTGCCACGCTCAGTAGTTGCAGAACAATAATCTGTAACGTTGGTTTGAACATCGCTGATCAGGATTCGTGGTTGATAGGTAAGTTCAACCGTTCTGATCTTCGCTCCCCCTGGGCTTACTCTCATCCCTAAATCGTTACGATTCAAGGGAGACATTAGAAACTCAGAAAAAGGGATTTTGTCCGTGAAAAATCTCGCGTTTTCGTTTTCAAAAACATTATCGAGACGGTCTTGTAGATTCGGACACGCTACAAGAGTTGAAGGTGTATAAGACATGATTTAAGGTTTACTTTGTTTGTCTCGCCCCTATGTTGGTCGGGCAATTGAACCATGTAAACCTCCTATGTCAGCCGAGGCGAGCTGTGTGATCGCGTTACAAAGTTAACTAATTATTGTTACAAATAAAAAAGCCCCACCGTTAAGTGAGGCTTTTTGATAATTATGATTTGGTTAATGCCTAATCAATCTACTTTGACGCACACCATTTGGATTTGATACTGTTTGTGGTGGTGTTGCAACAACGGGCTCGGCTTTCTTAGGGTCTGAAACCTTCAGAATCTTGTTCTTTTCAGCCTCCATTCGTATTACAGGCAATGGGTCTAGGAACTCGCCAGCTTTATTAGGGTCAGGGATACGATGCCCGTCCTTTAAGATTACAGGATTGTCACCGTCTAGGTCGATGTTGTAGTTCTCATTCACGTAAGAAATAAAACCTTTACGCTCCAACGGTGTTGCAGTATCGCTTAGAAACTCATTGGCCTTTGACCATATTTCTTTTACAGTCTGTTCCTTCTTGAATCCTTGCGTGAATTGAGTAAACTCAGCTTCTTTAGCCGCGTACTTTTCAGCTAATTCTACTCTCATCTTATCAACGTCAGCAAACTTGTTGTTCAGTTGGTTGTATTTGTCCTCCCATTCTTTCAACGCTTCCGAAGGTTTACCCGCTTTCTTTTCAAGCTCAGCTATCTTACCAGTGTACGCCTCATCCTTCTTAGCTGTAAGCAATCGCGCAAGGTCGGCAACAGGTAGCTTTGTTTCTTCTTCTGAAAGTTCTATGCCGCTTTCTTTTGCAGCACGCTTTAACTCTTTAGCAAAGTATTGCGTGTTCTTGCCTGTTATCGCAGCCGTAATGCTTTCGTCTTCAATCGCCCTATCTCTACGGACAAATGTTTTGTCGAACGTTTCTTTGAACGTTTCTTCAGTTGCTTCCTCGTTCAGTTCTATCCCTAGATATTTGAACACTTTTTCTGGTTCTATTGCCATGTTATTTTGTTTCTATTTGGTTTACCATTTCTTGCAGTTTCTCTAAATGCTTAACGCGGCCATGTTTGATACCGTGTTCATCCAAGATGTTTCGCAACTCATCCTCTTTGGATAGTTCGCTTGTTACTTCCGTATCGTCAACGCTTGGCGTTTCGGGTTCATCTTCGGTTTCGGTTGTGAGATGTTCAAAGATGTCGGTCGCATTGAAGATTGTTCTAAGGTTGTTGTAACGCGCAATCAGTTGTTCTTTGACTGGCGCACCGTTAAAGGTTTCACCCTCTACTTTGCTAGGCAAAGAGGAATCTTGAACGATGAACGGGTTAGCTTCCATGTGCCATTGTGCATCACGGCTAAGTAGCCATGAAACCAATACTTGCCTACGTTTACCATTGCTTACGTAAACGATCGTTGTTTTGTCTATAAGTGCCATTTATTTAAGCATTTTGTCGCGCATAATTACGCTGTTCTTGTACTTTACGTTGCTGTTGAATACTTCATTGCGAAGGAATCTGTCGTAGAACTCTTTAAAGTCAGCTTTGACCATTGTCGTTCCTCGGCCATTTCCAAACATTGACAATAGATAATAGTTTGCTTTCAGTTCTGCAATCGGTAAATGATGGTTAGGGAAAAAGATAGGTTCGTAACTGAATGAAACATCAATCTTTGCCTTTGATATTGCACCACCTAGAATCAACTCATCAGGTAGGTTCTTACCCCACTTAATAAGCAACTTTGTTCTATCCGTGAACGTCTCAGCGTTCATCTTAATTGCGTTCTTAATCAGTGTTGTGGACTGTCTTGATTTACGCGCAAAGTGCCAACTTGATTGGATAGCGTAGAACGTATCATCGTCTTTTAGCCCGAACTCGCTCCAAATATCTTCATTGGTAGCCCACATAGAATACTCAATCTTATCAGCTTTTCCGCCCGTTCCTTTGACATCTGTAATGTAGTTACGACCGTCATTCTTAGCGTCCAAGTACCATTGCGCAATATCCTTTAACACGATACCGTCAACGTCTAGGAACATATACTCTTTGAAGTACATGGTAGCAATAGGATACACGCATAGTTTAGCATGCCCAGCATCCATCATGCCGTTAGGATTGATTACGTTCTCATCAATCAAATGAAGCGTATCGAATACAGCTAATTCGTCAGATGCAAGGTATTTCAACCCAGCATCGTGAATCAGAAGTATGTTTGCGCTTGGCGTGAATTTCTTAATAGACGCGGCCAAATTGTAAGCCGCGTAAAAGTACCCACGATTCCCGAATGCTAGTAATGCAATGTTCATCGCGTCAAATATACAACTAATTCTTTAGTTACAATATAATTGGATTGAAACCCTTACTGTCGGCAAAGTTATATACTTGGTCAGCTATCCATTCAGCTAGATATGCAATAGGTTCGTCATTGTTGAAATCAGCCAAAACACCTCTGTCATTTGCTATCATGTTTGCTGCGTGTATTGATTCGTGAGTTATTGTGCCGTGATACATTTTTCTGTAAGGGTTATCAAAATTCAACACAATGAAAAATGAACCATATCCTTTCCAATCGTAATAACAAGTGTGTGCGTAAACGTTTCTATCTCCGAAATTCGGAAGGTATTTATTTACGCCTTCGGTGTCGTTTGATATTATCAATATCAGCTTCCCCCTAAACAAAGGAATGTCAGCGGCTTTTAGGTGTGTGTATTTTTCTATCATGAAACAAAAATAAGAAAGCCCCACCAATATGGTAGGGCTTCCAAAACAGAAAGAAACAAGAAACACTAAGAGAATACCCCAGCAGGAGTAGCAACTACACGCGGGTTCAGTTTATTCTTCCACATGCCCGTGTAAACGTAACGTAACGCTTCAGAGTCAGAACCTTCCATACCGCCCTTATAAGCTATTCCAGCGTTATTAGGTGTAATGTAAAGGCACACATCCTCTTCGTACAATCTAAGCAATAAAGCCCCTACAGTTTGACCATTTGCATAATCAAGTGCATCGTAGGCTTCGTGCGAATCTTCGTTAACGTTTGCATCAGTCCATGTTACAGTTCTATCAACGGTCGTAACTCTAGGTTGACCGCCAGCTATGTAACTTGCTCCATCAACTGGAGAAGGTGCTGGAAGTTCAACAAGTACGTTTTTGAATAGGACTGCATCGCCAGCCGTAATAAGCGCGGCAACTTCAGTTCCGTCAGTAATATCTGTTGGTAAATTACCGCAAGAAAATACGACAACTTGGTCAGCCGAACCGTTAAGGATTTCCCCGCAGTCATTTAGAACCTGTGGAGAAAGTGGTGAACAATTATATGTTGTGCAAGCCATTGTGATTAAAAATTGAGAATTTCATCCGACTATGAATAGCCTCGGAGTTAGCTATGTATTGACTTGCGATCAATGCAAAGTTACAAATAATTACCGATACGAAACAACACCATTCAATTCATCATTCCAATGTTCACACATTTCAAGTATCATTGAATCAAATGTGTAAGTTGGTTTCCATCCTAATTCAGTTCTTAGCTTGGTTGAATCGCCTTTCAGATATGGAAGTTCTTCGCTTCGTAAATACTTAGGATTTGTCACAACGTGGTTCTGATAGTCAAGATTGAAGTAGCTGAATACAACCTCGCACAATTCTCGGACGGTATGCGTTTCCATCATTGAACACACGTAATCACTCGGCTTATTCTGTTGTAACATCAGGTGCATTACTTTCACGTAATCTTTGGCGTGACCCCAATCGCGTGAAGCATCCAAGTTACCGAGTTCTAACTTATCCTGTTTGCCATGTGCTATCATTGCAGCACCTTTCACCACCTTATTGGTTACAAAGTCAACACCGCGTCTAGGGCTTTCATGGTTGAACAATATACCGTTATTCAAGTGCATGCCATACGCACGCCTGTAATGTCTCACAACGTTGTACGCGAACACCTTTGAGCAGCCGTAAGGACTGACAGGATTAAGTGGCGTTCCTTCGCGTTGGTAACCGTCATCATCAACGCTAAGCCCGAACATTTCAGAGGAACTTGCTTGGTACATCTTAGCGTTAGGACAAACCCTGCGCATTGATTCGAGTAGATTGATAACGCCAACTGCATCTGTTTGAACCGTGAACTGTGGCACATCAAAGGATATTCTAACGTGTGATTGTGCTGCAAGATTGTAAACTTGATGAGGCATTACCAATGTCAACACACGTTCCAAACTAAGCGGGTCTGTCATATCCCCGTAATGCAAGTGAAAGTTCGGATTCGGATAGCATAACGCAAGCCGTTTAGATTCCTGTACTATTGATGAACTTGCTCGAATAAGGCCGTGAACTTCATAGCCTAAACCAAGTAAATGTTCGGCCAGATAGCTCCCGTCTTGGCCTGTAACCCCAGTTATTAACGCTCTCATTTCGGTAAACATAAAATGTCAAACTGTTCATCTTCAAATCCTTGCTCCGCGTAGATGTTACGTGAATTGTAACCGTTTGAAGCTAACCAAAGAAACACTTGTTCCGCGCTTGTTCCCTGTCTTTTTAACGCGCCTCGATTGATTTCAAGTAGCATAGTTGGTTTATGCTTTGCAATGGTATTTACAGCACCATTTAACGCTTTCAGTTCCATACCCTCGCAGTCCATCTTTATAAAGTGGCACTCTTTGAGTTTGAGACTGTCAATAGTAATGCACTTAACATCGTTACCTTCAACCGCGTGACTTGCGCCAACGTTATCTGATTGAGAAATGCTTATAGTATGGTTTGAATCGCTTGCGCCCATGTTGAAGCATGCTACGTTCAGATACTTTGCCATATTGAATTTCAAGCACTCAAACGCTGATATATTAGGTTCAAATGCAAACACCTTACCTTCGCGACCTACTCGATCAACGTAGTACTGTGTGTGGTCTCCTATGTAGCCACCTACGTCCAAAACCGTGTAACCTTTGTGTATGTACGGATTGAGCAACGGTAGCATGTTCTGGTCGTGGTCTAAACGTTGTGATTGTTCAACCCATTTACTGATATGGGTATCATTCTCCAATACGGCAATCTCTCTTTTGCCAACAGTTATTTTCTTCATTCGGTCGTTCGTTTTATTCGTGGCGGCATGTATATTTCAACGCCTAAATACGCTGATATTATCTTGCTTGATTCAAACAGTTCATCGTAATGGATAAACAGAACATTATCGTGCTTCTTCCAAGATTCCATGTTATCATTCAAGAATGACCAATCAATGTTGTCGTCAATGTATGTCTGTCCTAAATGGTAGAAGTGTTGTCGTTTCCATTCCTCCGTTTGCTTCAGAACTGATTTAGCAATAGCACCCGTTTCACCATACAAGTAAATTACCTTCCAATCTTCGGGCAATACATCGGGTGCAATATCGTGTGTTTTGATTATTTCACCGTCCTCAATTTCAGTATCTGAAAGCCTTGCAACAAACCTCCCAGCATGTGGTGGAACGCAAGCACGTAAGGCAAAGTAAAGCGAAGTAGAACCACAACGCCCCATTGATGGAATTACGATTGTCATTGATACTTGGTTATCTCTTGTTTAACTTCATCAGTAATGCCACCCCAGCTCCAGAACTGTCGCACTTTGTTTTCGGGCATGTGATGTTTTTCCGTGTCAATGAAATGATAGAACTGATTGTAATACTTGTCAGCTATTGCACCGCAAACATTGAACTCCGAAAAAGCGCGATTTTTGACCTTTGCAAGATAGTTGACCAATGGCATATCGTGTAATGAAATCAAGTGTCCACACACACCGTTTAACGTCTTAGCTGAATATACTATCGGCATCCTTCGCATGTACTCGTATTCAACATCAAATCCGACCGCCTTTTCCGTGAACGGTTGCCAAGGCGCATTGATTGAGCTGTACAGCGTCTTGTAAACTATTGGCCTACCTTCCACAAAGTATTCCTCCTGTATGTTTATGGCCGTTGTTGCCACAACGTCCGAATCCCAAAACAGCACATGGTCGGCATCCGTGTATTTCCATGCTTCCAATTTGGTCAACTGTTGACCAATATAACCATCCTTCATATCAGGCACTTCAATAACCGTTTCGGCTGTCAAATGACTTAGCAAATATCCTTCGCCTATGGGGATTGTTATTATGATGTTACGATAACCCGTAACGTGCTTGTGTATTGATTGCAGCGCGTAGTTAAGCCACTTTATGTCTTTCGAGTACGTGCGTATAAAGATGTCTGTCATTTCAGATTGTGTCTTATGAACTTGTAAACGTCCGTAGTTATCTTTTGCGGGTTACCATCTGCATAATCTTCAACCCATTGAAAGTGCTTTGTCATTCGCGCCCATTCAGCGTTGTTGTATTGAAGTTCGTGCGTTTGATGGTAGAACATAGCTTCTTTGATACATACAACATCTACGCCTTTCTTAATGAATCTGAAAGGTAGCCAATAATCCCACCAAGTTTGACCCATGCAAAATAGCGTTTCTGGAATCAGACCGTAATACTTTACGTTGATAATGAAAATGTCGAATCCATGCGTGTATCTTATTGCCTTTTGAAAGCTTCCATCGTGGTCTTCACGGTTGGCAACTACTAGACCATGTTCGCACCAATCCAAGTACTTATCAAGATTGCCTTTCTCATCCTTCAGTACAATATCTGAATTGATTATCATTATCTGCTCAATGTCGTTCGTCTTAGCGTATTCAATGAAAGCTGAAATAGGAACGTAAGGACGTTTGAATAGTCCGTCTGCCGTTCTACATGTCACGAACTCCACATCTTTGTATTGCTCTTTCAGTTCATCAATCTCGTCCTTGCCGTTGAATGATAGCACTTTGAAACCAGCATCAATCCAAGACTTAACGGCCAACGGTTGCGCGTGTGCCATTGCATGCTTTGGTGAAATGGAGGTAAAGGCGTATTTATTCGCATTACGCGGCTTGATAGAACCCACCAATGGAGATTCTTTGCGTGTTACAATAGGCGTAGCACCTATCAATTCAGCGTGACCGCTTGATAGTATCCGTTCAACGTAAGCGGGTTTGAATCTGTTTTCAGATACGGTGTCGCCCTCCCTGTAACAGTTGCCGTTATGGTCGAATAATTGCTTTTTTATCAGTAGCATTACAGCCAACTAGCTACGTAAGTATATGAATGTTTGTTCACTGTTGCGTGCAGTAATATCCTTGTTGTGTAAGCGTGTAACCCACTACCGAAGCATCAACCCCATGTTCCCCATCGCAGAACTCATAGGTAGGTTGCCCCCATGCTTCGCACTTCAAACAAACTGGTTTTTCTTCACAAGAACTAAAGGCAATGACTGAAATCAATAGTAATAGTTTTTTCATGTTGTTAAATGTTGAAGTATTTGCTTTCTGTTGGCATTATTTGACATCACATTTACCGTACTTTATGCACTTATCTGAGCATTGAACGGGTCTTGTTTCGCACCATTGCACTTTACTCATTAATAAATAAGATATGCAACTGCTATTACAAGTGAACCATCTCCAGTCGTTGGGTCGCCTGTCTTTGTGTAAAATTCAAGGTCTGTATTCGATAATACTTGCGTTTGAGCATTTCCGCAAGTTGTGACAACAGCACCAACTTCAGCACCCGTTAAGTTTGTTCTACCTAGCATATCACAAGTGAACATATCAACATCAGCACCAACGTATCTTACGGCTGCGACCGTGTTTGTCGCATACGGTGTTGTGCCTCCGTTTATACCGAAATTGACCGATAAAGGAATTACGCTTTTACCAGCCTCTCTTGGTATGCTTATGGTTACTGGCGTTGCATTTGATGTCAATACATCAGCTGAGGCAATTGTTTCTAAATAAACTCTTACACCGTAATCAACGTTCTTAACGGCTTGCTCAACCGCATCTTCAAACACTACTTTGTTCGTATCACCGTTAGGCGTGAATAATATCCCGTAATAATCACCATCCAATGCGCTTGGAGATAACGTTGATAGGTCATTTACATTTATATCGCTCATTTTATCCGAATTTTAGTTTACGTCCGTCAGTTGCTGAAAGTGTTGGTAGATCAGGTCTTACTAAACCGCCTGTTCCTGTTATGCTCAATCCAAATCCTTCAGTCGTACAACCAACGTCAGGTAATGCACTGCAAGAACGTTTCTCTGTTGACTCTTGCTTGCTGAATGTCATTGTAACAATACCGAAATCAATATCTTCTTCCCAACTTATCGTAGGTGGTTCATCGTCCTCAGAAGCCATTAAAGTACCGTCAATATAGACGTTATCAAGCCCTATCCACAACCTAGCAAAATCATGCACATACTCAGGCGCACCGAACAATAACGCTTTGGCCTGTCGAGTTCTCATATAGGGAACTTTCTTAAAGCCGTTTGAGTATTCGTAACCCGTCTTAGTTGTTGGGTAGTTAGACGTTCTGTAAGTACCTTCTAATCGTATCAATGGCTTGAATCCTGTACCATCAAAACCAAAGTTGAACTGGTCACCGTTACCGCAAGCTTCAACTAATACCGTACAGTTATGGTCGTCCTTCAAATTGAACGGCACGCTTTCGTAAGCTATTACAGGCGTAACGGCCTCAATGCTGAAATCAGTAAGGTCAATGTCATGAACAACCCCATTGTGATTGACAACAAACCTAACCTCAATGTCTCCCGTGAATGTAGTTGATAGCGTTTCAGTGTACGTTCCGTCCGTTGTTCTTACCGTTCCGTTAGTTGTTCCGATACGAACTTGGAAATCGTCAAGCCCTTGTAAGCCTGATAACGTGTATGTTATCTCATAATCAATGTCAGGACAAAGCAAAGCCCGTGAACGCACCTGAGTTTGTCCAGCCGTTTTGAATTGCATTGCACCGCCTCCAATAGTAACAGCACCAGCTATTGTTCTCCATTGATTGGCAGTTCTGAAATCATCACCAACGAATCCGAACTGCGAACACTCGCAAGGGTCGTAGATAGCGAATTTGTAGCAGCCGTCTGCCAAAGCAAAAGAATCCCAATCGTCAACGTTTGCCGTAAAGAATCCGTTTGAATACGTGAACATGGTAATAGGCAAAGTAGCCCTAACAGTATCGTCCAAATCCAACACATCAACACGCACATCTGCATTGATAGGTTTCAGTTGAATGTTGCTTATCGTTCCGCCTAATGCCTCGGAGAAAAAGAAGTTTATTTCTGTTGTGCTTGACGTATCGAATACGTAAGTATGATAGCCGTCTCTTTGCGTGTAAACGTACCAACCAGTGCCGTTGTACACGTTCAGATAACCGTTGTTTACGGTGCAATAGAATGACAACTCAAAGTAATCGGCTGTCGTTTGCTCAAACGTTTGTTGCAACCTTCCGTTAGTTGATACGGGCGAAGTCGCCACACCTCCACTGAAAGACCATGTTCCGAACTGATTCCAATTCGCACCACCGCTTCCAAAGTCTCCATTCGTTAGAATAGTCCAAGCAGTACCGCAAGCACCGTAGCCGAATTGAAACGATGTAATATCAGCGCGTTCTATCTTCTGAATCCAATCCGAGCAAGGCAAAGTGCAGTTGGCCTCTAAGCCGAATGGAATTGGTTGATATGGGATAAGTTCTAGGCTCATGCAGTTGCAAAGTTACTAAACATCGGTTGATAGTATTGATATTTCACTCATCCCATCATTTAATCGATACTTGAATGAATTGTTCCATCCTACGCGATTGATACGGCCATTGTTCACGCTTATCAGTTTGGTTGTATCTTCAAAGAACGTTTTGAACTCACCAAGCGGCAAAGGGTATTCCATTGATGTTTTCGCTATCCTTCTTGATTGGCCTGTGTTGGTTTGAACATCTTGTACCGCAACCCTAGAATCACAACACTCATAATACTGAATATCAGGTGTTGAACCACCTATTGTTATCCTTGCTTGATTGCCCGGTATTGCTGGGTTTTTATCTTGCGCATAATCAACTGTAAAAATGCAGTAATCGTTCAAATCCATTGCAATGTAAGGCGAAGTCCATTCTTCATATTCGGGTGAAGCCAATACAGTAACGTGAGACCTTAAATCGCTTTGGTATTTATTAATCAATGTGCCGCTTTGGTCGTAATGTTCTACGTTCAAATAAACAGCAACAATAACACCCGAATCTGAAGTCGGAAAATCATCAATTGCAACACCAACACAGAATTGATAATTACCTTCTTCAACGGGCGTAAATCTATCGTTAGTAAGGTCAAATCTGTTTTGCGGGTCAAATACCTCAACGTTCAAAGGTACTTGATACGTTGTGTATGTTGGCGTTTGTAATGGTAGTAAAACAGCGCTGCTTACGTTTCCTGTGGCTTTGAACAAGTTAATGCCATTGTACAAGCTGAAAAGGTTTAAAACGCCTGTCAAGTAGTCAATGTATCGCGCAAGTATTTCTTTGTTAGTGTACGCTTCATTATACCAGTAAGCCCCGATATTGAAAACGTCAGTTGATACGGCTCTATAAGCTGAAGGTGTGTGTTCAAATATGCGAACAAGGAACACATCGCGGTCGAAACTTTCATTGCCGTATATCAATACGTCCTCAATAGTATTCGTGTCAACAACAAAGCCATTTTGAACGGTCAAATCAAGTTCTACGTTCTCGTTACATTCGCCTGTCAAATAGTATTCCTCATCTTGAAAACCGTAGTAGCTAATGTTATTCGATGCAGCGCAATTCGTATTACCGTCATCGCACTTAGTAGGTAGAATAATCTGAGAACCTACCTTGACTTTCGCGTACAACAACTCTTTGATGTAGCTTAATTCTGTTTTGTTAACGTTGGTTATCTGAATACCCGTTCCGCTATTTCTGAAGTAAGAAAGCGGCTCAATCCTTAGAATAGGGTTATTGCTTGAATCCCTTTGAAATCCTATCGCTAGGTTTTTTATTCTTCGCATTACATCGAACAAATCTTCAAATGATATGCTTGGTGGGTTTGCCTCGTTTGCTGGAGGAACGGTTGAAACGCGTATATCCAACCCGCTACAAATCCAATCATCGTAACCATCCCCACCACTACTGAAGTAATCAGATTCAAACGTTACGGTGTTATCACTCATCCAATCTACAATGAATCTGAAAGCTTCATAAACACGGTAGCCGCGTATTGAGTTACTGTAACCCCCTGTTGATGGCGTAAAGAACGTTACCAACGTTTCTGATACTGGTGTTATCGCTTGACCGTTCTTTGTTTCAGTTGATGCAAGTGATACTGTTATGGCCTTGTTGTTCTGAATACGGCTTGAATATCCATCATCCTGAACGGTTACTTGTACGGCACATTCCAACTCATCGAATACGCAATCCGTAATGAATATGTTTCCCTTCAGTATCAAGTATTCATTGCCACACGTTGACGTTATTTCGCATGGTATCAACTCGCAATTGTCGTTCCTGCGTGAATAAAGATAATCGAATCCACTACCGTAAAACGTAAGCGTTTGGTCGTATTCAATGGTTGTAATTTGGTTTGTAGTGTCATATTCAATTGACACGCTCATTTCCTCCCATTCAATGGGATTGTCAACCTCTACACCTCCAAAGGTTATTGTTACCATCCTCTACGTGTGTTTGTACGTGAAAGCTTATCTAGTTTGGTTGCCACAAGATTAAGCCCGTAAACGGTTGCCTGTCTATCCCTATCAATTGCCGCCAAAATGTTATGGTCTTTAAGATTGGCAGTTAGCCCGTTAAGTTGTGCCGATTTACCCATATCTGCAAATCCTTTGAATAGACTTTCGTCAATCATAGGCTTAACGTATTTGGTCATAATCAAATCTTCAAAGTTGCCTCTACGGATAGCCCAAAGTTCATCCTTGTATTTTCGTGTTTCGGCTGCTGTCATTACAGATTCATTCTTTGACAACATGGCTGGTATTGAATCGCTTGTTTCCGTTCCAGCACCTTTTAGACCGATAACACCTTCAGCAAATTGTGGCAAAGGCTCACTTGCTATTGCCGCTATTTGAACTGCACCAAGCGCACCAGCTACTGCGGCTAAGGCGTAACTTGCTGGAGGTGGCGTGTTTGCCAAAGCTTGCATTACGGCCTGTGCTGTATTTATCACAGCTTGAAATATTGCAGCGTCCTTGGCCGCGGCTGCTGACTTTCTTCTTATTTCAAGTTCTTTTTGCTCAAACTCTTCACGAGTAATCAATCCTTGTTCTAATTGATTTTGCAGTTCTTGTTGCTCTTTCATAAACGCATTTTGCTGAATCTGAGCAATCGAACCTACCATTTGCGACATTGTGCTTAATGTCTGTTGTGTTATTTCTAGTGCAATCTGTTGATTAGCCTTTCTATTAGCTATCTCTTCATCTTGCAAACGCATCAATTCATTAAAATGTGCCTCCCAAAGTTTATCCGCAATGTCCGTTTCCCTTGCAACTTCTTCAGCGTAACCGATAACGCCACCACCGAAATCAGGAAACTCATCTTCGTCAATCTTGAAAGCATCTGCAAGTTTGGTCATTGCAACCGCCTCTGTCAGTTCTTTAGTCTTTTTGGTTATTTTATCTTCTATCTCCCAAAAAGATTCACCAGCAATTTTAGCATTGTCCAAATCACTTTTAAGAATGTTTAACTCAGCATTTAATCGCGAAATAGACCCTTCTGGAGTTAGTAAAAGCATTGCCTTAGCTAACTCTTTGGTTTTTTCATTTAGCTGAGATAGTATTTTCCAAAATTCTTTAGAACCAACCTCCGTGTCCTTTAACTTCTTATCAAGGTCTTTCAGTTCCTTGTTGAGTTGATTCAATGAACGAACGTATGGTTCTGTTTCAGCGTTCAATTGTTTCATTCTAGCGTGTGCCGCAGCAATAGCTTCAGACATTGACATAGTCTGTTTTTGATTCTCGGCAATGGTCTTGTTAATCTTTTCAAGTTGAGTATCACCCAATCCGATTATTTCTTTGAACAACTGCCAAGCACCTCCGCCAGCTTGTATAATGTCGTTAAGCAATGTGAAAGGTGAAAGAAGTTCAATAACTACATTATTGAGAATCTTTAACGCAAGCCCGAACCCGTCCACACCTTGAACGTCAAACAGCTGAAGTGTTATCTCTACTTCTTCGTTAAGTTCTTTAAAATTGCTTACTAAGTCTTTACCAACTGATAATTTAAAGTTTTCAAGCTTTACGGCCATTTGACCTATTTTATCTGCTGTGTTGTCTGTTTCAACACCCATCTTAGCCATCTCTTCAGTGGCTATTTCAAATACAGCTTGCGCAACTTGACCAGTAGTCGCAGCCTCAATTGATAGTCCGTTAAGTTTTGATTTTAGCCTATCCGAAGTTATACCAAAATCATCAAGTCTTTGTGTTGATTTTCTACCGATACCAACTACAATTTGCTCTGCTAAAAACTCAAAATCCTTTCCAGTGTTCTTAGCTACTCTACGCGCAAACTCCAATACCTTTGGAAGTTTCTCTAACTCAATACCCATTTGACTTGCAAAAGTGGCCTTTGCCATCAGTTCCAAATCGGTAATAGTTCCCCTAGTTGCCTTTCTTAATTCATCTAAAATTTTTGGGTTGTTAAGGTTTTTAAATGCCGTTTGTATTCCTTCTGCTTTAGCTGCTAACAAAAAAGCCTCTTTGCCATACTGAATTATCCTATCAACAGCAAATGCAGTAGCTAGGAATCCACCTACTTTCTTGGCAACTCCACCAAGCGTAAGCATTTCACTCTTTGTTTTCTTCAGTCCTCCATTAAGGTCTGTTATTTCCTTTTCTGTCTTATCAATCTCAGCACGTATCTTCTTGAAACCTTCTGTCCCAATCTTAGTGTCATCGCGTAGTAATTCACGTAGCCTTTGAAGCTTCAACTCCATTTCGGCCAATGTCTTAGGCTGTTTCTTTAACTCAGCCTCTAATCGTTTAGCACCGTTTGAACCTTTGATGAATGAATCTTCAGCCGTTTTACCAGCCTTGTTCATTGCCGTCTCGGTCTTTACGCTTTCACCAGCTAATTGTCTAAGATTTTTTACCGCTTGGTCTACCGCTACGGTGTACTTGGCTACTATTTCGTCCATCGGATTTGTTCTTTTGACGCGCTTTTATTTCAGCATCTACAAAAGTAACCAATTTTACCATGAACTCGACCCTAGACATGCGCTCACATACGCTTGCCCCGCCCATATTCACCTCAAGAAATTGCGTCAGT